TCTTTCTTCTTTCTTTGCTCCTATGTCAATCTTTTGCTTAACAATAGACCAAATTTCTTTAATCCCTAAAGCACCTACTAAAGAGGATATTATTATTAATAATGATTCATTCTCCATTTTTATGTCATTTACCTTGTCCACGATATTTCTTTTTATACCCTACTTGTCCTTTGCTAGCATTTTTGCTATGCACTCCTTTTCTTTTCTTTTTCGGCCTTCCTAATATGCTTATAGAATATCTCATTCAGGCATAGGTTCAGACCATTCAGGTGTTGACATCAACGCAAGTGCTTGTTCGTGATTCATTACACTTCCAACGATAGGTAAGCTTGAATTTGTAATAAATGAAGGTTCTGTACTCCACGAAAGTAAACCCTCTGTGTTTGCTAGGTTTCTTCGCATTGTTTGTGCTGATGATTGATTAACCTGTGAAAAGATTACTTTGTCTGTATTCTCTAAATTAATTACTGCGTATTGTCTCATTTTTTTATTTTTTAATATTTTTAACTAGGTACTGATGTTGATAAAGCATCAACGCCCATTCCATAACTCAAAGAATTTCCTGTACTGTAAGGACTGTCGCCCACTATATTATCTGTCATTCCATTTGTAATGCCGTTGCCAGACGTACCTACTCCGTTTACTATTGCATCTTCACCCATATTTGCACTTGTGCCGTTGTTAGTTCCTTTCTCATCTAGTACAGTCCAATTAGTATTAAAAGAACTGTTTTCCCCTAATTGCCACCAGCTAACTAAGTTTGAATAAGCTGAGTGAGTATTAAGATTTCCTGGTTTTCCTGAATTGTAAAGTTCTGTTGCTGATGTTAAAGCTGCGTTCCAAACAGAAACATTAGAAATTTCTCCATTAAATAATCTATTACCCACCATAGTCCAACCACCAATAGTAAAACCTGCTGATGTTATATAAGATGTACTGGGTAAAGCTGGAGTAGCTTCTAAATTACCATCTAAATAAACTTTTAAAGAACTTTGATCGTATGTTACTAATAAATGATGCCATTCACCATCTGAAGTATTAGGAACAGTAAATACAGAAGTGTCATAAGCTGAATTCTTTCCAAATATTGCTGCATTAGTAGTTGAACTTCTATTTATACAATACGCAAACTGAGCTCCATTAGTTTGGTCTGTTGGGCTACCTAAAGAAAAAGGAATTTGTGGGGTAGTTGATGTTGTTTTATACCATAAGGAAAAACTTCTGGAATCATTGCCAGAAATTAAAGCTCCAGTTCCAGTTATTTTATCACTACTTGCAGAATCAAAATTTAAAGCATACCTTGAATAAGGAGTTGTTATATTAAGAGTAGATTGTACTAAGTTAGCAGCAGTCATTCCGCTAGATGTGCCTGTGTTTGAATTAGAACTATCATCAGGAATACTCCAATTGCTACCATCAAAAGTTGCTGATGCATCTAGTTTCCACCATCCTTGTAAAGAAGTAAAGCCACTCATATCGCTTAAAGGAGTTCCATTATTGTAAAGAGTTTCCACTGAATTAGAACCTGTTGCTGGTATTGCTGTGTTAAATATTTGAACATTTGAAAGCTGGCCATCAAAAGGTGCAGATGACATTGGAGATGTTGTATTTCCTATTTTTACATTATTCCCGGCTGTTGCTGATAATGTACTGACTGAGCCAGTAGCTTTTTGAACTCCATTAACATATAAATAACTTGTTCCAGCATCTACAACACCAACTATATGATGCCAAACACTTGTAAAAGAATTTGCAAAACTAATAACACCTCCGCTTCCTGTTTTAACACCAAAACTTACAGTTGATGCATCTATAAATAAAAATGTTCTATCTGTATTAGATGTTCCTGAAGAGAAAACCGTACCACCAGCTGTGTCAATTTTTACCCAAGCCGAAAGTGAAAAAGATGAAGCTGAAGAAATAGCAGTAGATGTTCCACAATCTATATGATCATTAGGTACAAAATCAAAAACATAATCTTGTAAAGCACCATTATTAACTAAATATTCAGAACCGTTAAAAGCTGCATAATCCCCTATTGGATAGTAAGCAATAGGTTTTCTACCACCAGTTATTGCCATTGGATTGCCTACACCATCTGTTGAGTTACCATATAAAGCTGTTATTTGAGAACTTGAAAGAGCGTAGTCAAAGATTGCAACGTGGTCTATTTTGCCGTTTGTAAAATTAGAACCTCCTGAATTGTCTGTACCTATTTTAAAATTATTGCCTAGTGTAGCTGGCATACTAGCAGGACCAGAGGTATCCGTAGCAGCTTGTGAACCATCTATGTAAATAAATCTTGTTCCTGCATCATAAGTAATTACAAAGTGATGCCAATCTGTATCGCCAGCTAAAGAAGCTGTTAAAATTGGACTTGAAGAACCATTCTGACATCTAAAAAAAATTGTGCCACCTAAATGAAAAGAGTGCCAATTGAAACTTAATCCGTGGCTATATTTAGTTATCACATCTCCTAAAACCATAAAAGATGTAGCACTTGATAATTTGCCCCAAAAACTAACAGAAAATGCAGTAGAAGAATTTAAAAAAGTATTTGGTGCAGATATATACTTAGTCCCATCAAAGCTTATACTGTAATTTGATACTTTGCTTGAGTTGCTGCTTTTAGGCATCCTCCAGTTACGATTGTAAAATTCTGTACTCATCTATTC